ACCCGTTACGCTAAGAAGATGGTACGTCCAGACATGTTCGGTCTAGTTGTTGTCCAAGACCTCTTGGGTTGATAATAGAAAGAATATAGTTCTAGAAGAACCCACCAGCAATGGTGGGTTTCTTTTTTAAAATATATAAACTACTTACATCTGTTAGTGAATCTTTAAGATTTAGGAGTAATAATCATGTTTTTTTATAGTGAAGATGCCGTAGCAGAGAATTCAGATCCATATTTTTCAAATGTATCATTGTTATTAAAGGGTGATGGAACAAATAATAGTACATCTTTTATTGATAGCAGTAATAACAACTATACAGTAACTGGATTTGGAAACGCAAAATTAAGTACTGTTCAAAGTAAATTTGGTGGTTCAAGTATTGCATTTGATGGAAATGGAGATTATTTGACTATTCCAGATAGTGATGCCACAGATTTTGGAACAGGTAATTTTACGGTTGAAGGATGGATATATTTTAATTCATTAGCAAATGGAATATCTCTAATAAGTAAAGGCACAAACGCTACAAATACAGGATGGACTTTATATTGGTTTAATAATACATTATATTTTGCATTACCATATATTAGTAATGATATTTCATATTCATTTACCCCAACATTAAATACTTGGTATCACTTGGCATGTACAAGAGAAAGTGGAACAATCAGACTATTTGTTAATGGAGTGTTGGTTGCAACTCAAACTAACAATACAAAAAATTATTCATCCAATGAAGTTGTAAGGTTGGGATATTCTCACTCAAACAACTTTTTAAATGGATACGTTGATGATGTTCGTGTGACTAAAGGTGTTGCAAGATATACAGCTAGTTTCACACCACCGGCTGCTTTATAAATTACAAACCCGCCTGAAATGTGGCGGGTTTTCTTTTGTAGTTATTAAGACTAATTATATAGAGAACTTTAGGTTCTTCATTTTTTATTTACGGAGATTTTCAAACATGTTTTTTTATAGACAAAGTGAACTTGCTGCCGCTGTTGGTTCTTTAGGTGGAGTAACCTATACAGCCAAAATAGCAGGTTCAGCAGGAAATAGCATAACAATTACTTATGTTCAAGGTGCTGCTGGAACAGCAGCTACAAGTGCAAGTAGAATTTTGACTGTTGGTATGGGTCAGAATATGGGTCAGCTTTCTGTAAGCGCTAAAACTGCCGGTACTGCTGGAAATAGTATAAATATTACTTTTTCTTTTTCTGGTGCGCTGACTGTAAATGTTACTGGAAACACTATATCTGTTGGTTATGGAGGGATGACAACTTTAAATGACGTAAAAAATGCATTAAATGCAAATTCCTCTGTTACCAACAAGATTATAGTAGGTAGTATAACAAATGGAAATGCTACTGGTACGTTTAGTGGTGGATTTCTTAGTGGTGGTACAAATGCTGTTGCAGAAGAGCAAACTGCCGTAACAGATGGTAACGGAAATCTTAATGCTACAGCAATTACGGTTCGAATTGCTGCTTCTTTAAGTCTCACGAATGGTGTTGCAACAATTGTTAATACAGTAAATGGTGCCAATACAAGTGTAACTGCAAGTGGTACAGGTGATCTTACTACCAAGACAGGAGCAGTTGCTCTTTCTGGTGGTTCTGATTGATAATTTAGTATGTAATTTAGAAGCCCGCCTGAAATATGGCGGGTTTTCTTTTATATTTATATAAACTATTTATTAAATAACGAGGAGTTATTTCAAAATGGCATTACCAGTATTGGCACCGAAGAGTCAAATAAGTGCAATTATATTACCAGCTCTTGGTACAACTAGTAGGGTAACTTCTAGTCTACCATTTGGAGTTTATTCTGACAATTCTGATTTCGTAACAGGAGCTTCAGACCAAGTTGCATTTACTTATAAAATGCTTGGTGGTGACGTTCTTGATATTGAATTAACTGAACAAAATGTTTATGCCGCTTATGAAGCAGCAGTATTAGAATATAGCTATATTATAAATGTTCATCAGTCAAAAAATGTATTAGCAAATGCACTTGGCTCACCAACTGGCACATTTGATAGTGATGGTGAATTTGCAAGTGGTAGTTCTTTGATTGGTCAAAATCCACAATTAATGCTACCATCTTTTGATATTGGTTATGCAAAAGAAGTATTAACAAGAACCTCCGAAATGGCTGCTGTTGGCGGTAATTTAACTGTATTTTCTGCTTCAATACCAATTGTTCAAGATCAGCAAGATTATGACGTTCAACAAGCGCTTCTCACAGCTAGCCAAAAACCAGGTTGTCCATTTGCTGGGCTAATTGATCGAAAAGTTGAAGTAAGAAAAGTATATTACAAATCACCAAGAGCAATGTGGAGATTTTACGGTTATTATGGCGGCATAAATACTGTAGGTAATTTAAGTACTTATGGCCAGTATGCTGACGATAGTACATTTGAAGTTATTCCAGCTTGGCATAATAAGCTACAATCAATGGCTTACGAAGATAATATTTATACTCGTATCTCACACTACTCATATGAGATAAGAAACAACAAATTAAGAATGTTTCCATCACCAGCACTAATGGATTTAAGAAGTATCTGGATTGAGTTTACGATTCCACAAGGTGCATTTGGTTATGGTGGTTCTGATTCTATTGGACCAAGTGGTTCAGCCTCATCTGAAGGGAATAGAGCAAGCGGTGTAAACAATATGAACACTTTGCCATTTGCTAATATACCATATGAAAATATAAATTCGATTGGTAAACAATGGATTCGTCGTTTTGCTCTTGCTATTTGCAAAGAAATGCTTGGTCAAGTTCGTGGCAAGTTTTCAACTGTACCAATTCCTGGAGAAAATGTGACATTAAATGCTGATGCCCTTTTGTCACAATCAAAAGAGGAAATGACAGCATTAAGAGAAGAGTTAAAAACAATTCTCTCTGAAACCACATATGACAAATTGGCTGAACAAACAGCCGGTATTGGTGAAAATGTTCAGAAAACAATTGATAAAATTCCAATGGCCATATTTACTGGTTGAGGTTAAAAAATGGCTAGAAAAAAGAATTCAAAAGCTAATAAATGGACTCAACCATCAAGTCCTCCACCGCCAATGTTTCTTGGCGAAAAAGAACGCGATCTTGTAAAACAAGTAAATGATGAAGTAATTGAACGCGTTGTAGGACAAACGGTTCTTTATTTTCCAATAAGTTATATACATACCAATTTTCATCCAGTTTATGGAGAGGCAATAGAAAAAAATTTCTTGCCTCCAATTAGAGTTCATGCGCTTGTTAAATTTGAAGGTGTTGAAACCGCAACAGATACTTTTGGTCTTGATAAAAAAACAAAAATAACTGTACAGTTTCACCGTCGTAGATTAACGCAAGATCAGAACTTATTTGTTCGTGAAGGTGATTTTTTATTTTATGGTGGTCGTTTTTATGAAATTGTAACTGCCAATATTCCAAGACAACTATTTGGTCAAGCAGAACATCGCTTTGAAATAATCTGTCAATGTATTTCAGCAAGAAAAGGTTTATTTGAATATCCAACAGAAATAGATCAGGCTCTTGAGTTATTTAGAGAGTTAAATGAAGATGGAAAAGTTGTCAGTATGGCAGAAGTTGTAGAAGGATGTAGAGGAACAATAAATAAAATTAATGCTTCAAATAATTCTTCACAACTTCCACAATTTATTGATTATAACGAAAATCCACAGAATTATAAAGGCTGTGTTATATACCTGACTGCTCTTGGTGACTTTCAACCACCACCATTTCAAATCGTCAATAAATTCTATTATAACGAAGATGGAAGATGGTATACATCGCCATTCGCATTTGAAATATTCGAAGATGGACCATTTGGTTATGGAATTACAATTGTAACAGAGGAATAAAATGACAAACCAAAAAGAAGCAAACGGTAAATTTCCATTTGATCCATCAAAGATTGAAAACATAGACTTAGCTGTGTATAAATGGCTAGATGAAACTTTAAGTTTATATACAACAACAAACAAGGGTTGGCAAAAAACACCTGTTATATGGGTTTCTGGTGAGCGTTCATTTCAAATAAAAAATAATAAAGATTTAAGACAAAATGATGGTAGTTTTATATTGCCTGTTATAACCTTAAAAAGAAATACTATAACAAAAGATCTAAAAACAAAAGGTATATTTCCTGGTAATGTTGTTCCAAATTTATTTAAAGAAGATTATGTTATAGTAAAACAGATAAATCAAGATAAGACAACTAATTTTGCTAATTC